AATGTATAAAGGGCCCAATTGGTTTTGCAATTCTGCTAATGAAAATATATACAAAGGCGTTTACAGATAAAATTGGTGTATCAGGATAGAAACAAATGTATTACAATACTATTGCAATTATATTATGAATAAAAACGAAAACATACCAGATGCAAACGTCCTTCCAGATCACGCCTATGTTACATGGAGCGACGAGAATATAGATGACAAAAGAATCGCTTTAAACGAAGCTTCTAAAAGCTTAGATGAGTTTTCTGGCATAGAAAGATCTGTAGCAGGCAGATATGGGCCCGTTGATTGGTCGAATTTGTCTAATGGCCCAACTAGTGGTAGACCAGGATTAACAAGGTCTGATTATGAAGCATTCAGACCAGACGAAGCTATCCCAAAGAAGCTTAAAAGCATAATGCAGAACTCTGACCTTATCTACAATAGAGTAGGTTTGGTCAAAAATGTAATAGACTTGATGGGAGACTTTGCTAGTCAAGGAGTAAGAATTTCTCACCCAAACCAAAAAGTTCAAGCGTTTTACAGAAATTGGTTTGAAAAAGTTAAGGGCGCTGATAGGAGCGAAAGATTCCTAAATAATTTATATAGACTAGGAAATGTTGTCATAAATAGACAGACAGCAAAGATTAGTGTTAAAGTAGAAAAAGAGATGTATAAAGCTGTGTCGTCTCCAGACTCGATAATAAATTATTCAGATATTGTACCCGATACTCAAAAAAGAGAAATACCTTGGAAATACACATTTATTGATCCTTCTTTTGTAGATGTTATAGGAGGCCCACTGTCTAGTTTCATAGGTAAAAAAGTATATGCTATAGTTTTGCCAGCTAATCTTAGAAAGATAATTAAAACCCCAAAAAGCGAAGCCGAAAGAAGTATAGTCGCTCAATTACCATCTTCGATCATAGACGCTGCTCAGACCAAAAAACCATATGTATTAGATCCAGAGAAAACTCTGGTTTTCCACTATAAAAAAGATGATTGGAAAGCCTGGGCCTTTCCGATTATTTACAGCGTCATGGACGATATCAACACAATAGAAAAATTAAAGCTTGCTGACTTAGCCGCGTTAGACGGAGCAATTAGCAACATAAGAATATTTAAGTTAGGAAGCCTAGAACATAAAATAGCTCCAACAGCTGCTGCTGCTAGTAAATTAAGTAGCATATTGCAGAATAACGTTGGAGGAGGAACTATGGATTTAGTTTGGGGGCCCGATATAGAATTAATAGAAAGCAAATCAAATGTCTATCAATTCTTAGGTCAAGAAAAGTATATTCCTCACCTTAATATGGTTTATGCTGGACTTGGTATTCCTCCAACTCTGACAGGAACTTATGGTGCTGCTGGTACTACGAACAACTTTATCAGCCTTAAAACTTTAACTCAGAGACTACAGTATGGTCGTAGGGTTTTACTAGAATTTTGGAATAATGAAATTAAAATTGTACAAAAGGCTATGGGCTTTAAACAGCCAGCAATGATAGAATTTGAAAGAATGGATTTAAGCAACGAAGAAGCCGAAAAAGCTTTATTGATACAACTTGCCGATAGAAATATTATTAGTGACGAATTATTACAAACTAACTTTGGTATACATCCAGAGCTAGAAAAGTCTAGACTCAACAAAGAATCTAAAGATAGAAGAAATGATAGAATGGTACAAAAGAGTGGTCCATATCACGATCCCGAATTTGATAACAGCCTTAGAAAAATTTCTTTGCAATTAGGCCTAGCTACACCAAGTCAAGTTGGCTTGGATCTAGAAGAAAGAAAACCAGGAGAACTAACTACTGTAGAAACAAAGCTTTGTCCACCTCCTTGTGCAGAGCAAATAACTCAGGAACAAAGTCCAGGGGTGCAAGAATCGAAAAACAGTAACCCAAACGAAAACGGAAGACCTCAAGGAGTTAAAGATACTCAAAAAAGAAAGCAAAGAGAATTCAAACCACAAGAAGGTATTCCACAAAATGCTTCCTTGCAGTTATGGGGTATAGAGGCTCAAGAGAAGATTTCTGAAATTTTGAATCCGTACCTGCTTGAATTCTATAGTAAAAAAAATATGAGAAGTTTATCATCTGAAGAGTATGCTGAGTCGGAAGAAATAAAAACAAAAATCTTTATGTCTTTAGAGCCTTTGAGACCTATTAAAGAAGATATTGTTTTATCTAAACTCAATACTATTGATAGTATTGAAAACAAAGAATTGGTAAGAAATTTTCAAAACTTTCTAAAACTTATTAGTGCTGACATGGATAGGCCGATGACAACTGAAGAGACTAAATATAGCAAAGCATATTTTTATACAACAATGGTGTATTAGCTGACTATACAGTAATCGAGAGGCATAAAATGAAAATTTTTGAACAAGAAAAATTAGATGGTCTTGAAGAACAAATAAAAGCTAGCGCTAATTTTACATATGCTTGCCAAGTAGAACCATCTCATGAACCAAAAAATAAAAAAGAAATCAAATCTCTTGCAGGATTAGAAGATAAGGATCTCTACTATACTCAGTCAATTCTTGTAAGCACCGACTGGAATAAGAATGATGATATTTTTGATAAAGCAGAGGTATGGAAAGCAAAAGAAACACCACTTCATAAGCCTACAAATATAGAGCATCAAGAGTCTCAAATAGTAGGTCATATAGTTTCTAATTGGCCAATAACTAAAGAAGGAGTTATAATAGATAAAGATACTCCTGTAGAGAATCTACCAGACAAATTTGACGTTCTTACTGCATCAGTTATTTATAAAGGCTTTACAGACCCAGAACTCAATGAAAGGTGTCAAAAGCTAATTAGTGAAATAGAGAGCGGTACTAAGTATGTCAGTATGGAATGTTTCTTTAGTGGTTTTGATTATGGTTTGGTAGATAAGTCAACTGGAGAATTTAAGGTTTTGGCTAGAACAGAAGAAACTTCTTTTCTTACAAAACATTTACGTTCATACGGAGGTATTGGCGAATATGAAAATCATAGGATAGGTAGAATACTTAGAAATATTACATTTAGCGGCAAAGGATTTGTTAATAAACCTGCAAATCCAGATAGTATTATTTTTCAAAAAGACGAATTTAAATTTCTTAGCGAAGATAAAAAAGAAGAAAATGAAAATAAAGGTGTATTTTCTAATCAAGCCAATATACAGGAGGCAAATATGAGTTCTGAAAATTTAAACACTAACAATAAGGTGGAAGCTATGAATGATTGCACTGAATTAGTCAAGGAAGCTTATGCTGCTCGCGATGAGTTTAAAGCTCAAGCCTCCGAGCTAGAAACATCACTAAAGAGCGAGCAAGAGGCTCTTGCTGAGCTTAAAGCTACCCTAGAAACTTTAGAAGCAGAAAAGCTAGAAGCTATGAAGATGGCTGACGAAGAAAAGAAAAAGAATAAAGACGCAATGGAAAAGATGAAAGCAGAGCTAGATGCTGCAAATGAAGTACTAGCTGCTTATAAATCTAAAGAAGAGGAAATGAAGAAGAAAGAAAAGAACATGAAAAGAATGGCTTCTTTAATTGAAGTTGGAGTAGACAATGAAGCTGCCGCAACTGAAGTTGAAAAGTTTGAATCTTTAGCAGACGAAGCTTTTGATAACATGGTCTCTCTTCTTGCTGCCATGAAGACGGAAAAAGACAAGATGAAGAAAGACAAGATGAAAGAAGAAGAAGCTATGATGATGAGAAAGAAAGCATCAGAAGATATTTCAAAAGCTTTAGATAATGCTGAAACATCCGAAGAGGTTGACCTAAGCGTTGGTTCTGATGATACCGAAGAAGAACTCAACAATACTAGAGCAGCTTTAGTTGATTTTGTTTATAACAGACTCGGTAAAACACTTAACAAGGGAGAGTAAAATGGCTTTAAAACCAGATCGTGTAGAAGCATACACAGATATCTCATTCTTCATGAATGAAACAGGCGAAAGAGGCGGTATTGTTGTACATTCTACAGCAGGATCAGGATCTGCTATGGATGACGCAAATGCTGTTGTTGAATATGCTGCTGATCAATCAGGTACATATCCAGCTGGCCTACTACTATGTGATGTTGTTGATCTAGACCTAACCAGACAGCACATCAATTGGCATAAAGATGAAGTTCAGAAGGGTAACAAAGTTACTCTACTTCGTCAGGGTTTCGTTGTAACCGATATGATAGTATCTGGAGTTTCACCAAGTGTCGGACAACCAGCTTATTATGGTGCTGAAGGACTGCTTACAAATGTAAGCACCAATAGCGTACAAGTTGGTCGTTGGCTCAGTGAAAAAGATACTGACGGTTACGCTAAAGTCGACATCAACATTACATAACCATAAAAAAAGGGAGATTAAACATGGCTAACAGATTTGAACCTACATCAGAGCTTACAGATTTACTAAAACGCTCTGGTTCTGCTCGCAGAGAAGAAGCACTAGCAGCCAGCAATGAGTTTGCTAAAGCTTTGGAACTGCCACTTAGGCAAGGAGTTCTAAATGGAGATATTCTAGACGGCATATTTGAAGCTATTGTCTTAGCTCCAGGTGCTGCTCCTGAATTTCCTTTAGATTTTCTAGCTCCTGGTACAGAAAGAGATTTTGTTGCTTATACTATTCCTAATCATGGATATATCCCACAACGTCATGTTGAAGGTGATTATGTCATGGTTCCAACCTATGATATCGCAAATGCTATCGACTACTTACTAAAGTATGCTCGTGATGCACGTTGGGATGTTGTTGGTCGTGCTATGGAAGTTTTGGAAGCAGGTTTCGTTAAAAAGATGAATGACGATGGTTGGCATACTTTAATGGCTGCTTCTGTCGATCGTAACATTGTTGTTTATGACAGCGATGCTGATGTTGGTCAGTTTACAAAGAGACTAGTTAGTCTAATGAAGACTGTCATGCGTCGTAATGGCGGCGGTAACAGCACTTCAACTAACAGAGCTCAACTAACTGATCTTTATTTATCCCCAGAAGCTATGGAAGATATTCGTAATTGGGGAATTGATCAGGTCGACGAAATCACTCGCAGAGAGATTTATGTTGCTAATGACAGTGCTAATGTTCTAACCAGAATCTTTGGCGTGAATCTTCATGCTCTAGATGAGCTTGGCGAAGGACAAGAGTATGAGCTTTATTACGAAAATGTTCTAGGCGGAACATTACCTACAGGTGACGTAGAAGTTGTTGTTGGTCTTGATCTTAGCAAGAGAGACAGCTTCATTATGCCTGTTCGTGAGCAAGTTCAGATCTTTGAGGATGAATCTCTTCATCGTCAAAAGAGAGCTGGCTTCTATGGATGGGCAGAGCAAGGCTTCGCCGTTCTAGATAATCGTAGAGTTCTTCTAGGTTCGTTCTAGAAAAATATCTAATAGACAACAAAAGAAAGGCTACCAAATAAAATTGGT